CCGTCTGGCGCTCGCCCGCCTTTTCCCGCCAGTGGCGGATGACGGCGTCCGTGACCGGCGACCGGTTCATGATCGCGTCGACCTCGGCCATGTCGAAATCGTCGGCCGTGCGGCGCACCTTGGTGAGCTGGTCCTGGACGCCGACATCGATCACAAAGGTGCGCGGCGGCACGAGATGCCCGGACGCGATGAGCTCCCCGATCCGGATCTGATCGGCGACGTTGGAGAACACCGGGCGCAGACCGCGCTTGTCGCCCCGATTGGGCGTCGCCGTGACGCCGTAGACGCGGCACGCGGGGTTGCGCTGCAGCGCAGCGTCGATGATGCGGCGATAGCTGTCGGCGGCCGCGTGGTGTGCCTCGTCGATCACCAGGAGGTCGAGCGCGGGCAGCTGGTCGAGATTACCGGCGCGCGCCAGCGTCGGCACCATCGCGAAGGTGACCTGTCCAGCCCACGACTTCTCCTTCGCATCGACGACCGAAGTCGTGATACGGGGATTCACCCGGCCGAACTTGCTGCGGTTCTGATCGGTCAGCTCGTCGCGGTGGGCGAGCACGCAGGCCTTGGCGCCTGTGCTCTTCGGGGTTTCGCCGACCATGCGACCGACGACCCCCGAGAGCATGATCGTCTTGCCGGCTCCGGTCGGGGCGACGCCGAGGGTGTTTCCGTGTTCGCCGAGCGCGCGGACGCTGCGCTCGACGAACTGCTTCTGGCGGGGACGCAGCAGCATGGCCGCCTCACTGCGCCCAGGACGGGCGCGTGCCCGGCTGCGGCATGGAGGGCTGGGAAGGCTGAGCCTGCGGCTGCGGTGCCGCACCGGGCACGCCCATGAGGGCGGCATAGTCCTTGTGATCCGGCGTCACGGCCGCGCGGATCTCGTTCTTCTCCTCGCCGTTGGTGTCGGTGCCAATGTCGATCCGCGCCACGAACTCGAGCCCGTCGAGATCGGCAAAGCCGCTGATGCGACGGGCGGCCTGGGCCTGAACGGACGTGTCCTTGTCCGAAATGCCGCGCGCGGAGTTGAGCATGCCGCGGATCAGGCTGCGGCCCATGTTCGCCCAGTCCGGCCCCTTGGGGCTGTAGAGCCCGATCAGAGTGAAGATCTTGCGCCGGGCGTAGGGTCCTTCGAGAACCGTGAACTCGCCCGAAAGATAGACCGAGCCGGTGGTCCCCCGCGTGGCGTATCCGCCGGTCCAGCCCTGCGCCGGATCGTCGAACCCGCCCGGACGGATCGTCAGGCGCACCTTGGCCAGCGTGCCCTTGGGGATGATGTTGCTGTTCTGCTTGGCGTCGTTGAAATCGTTCCAGGATCCAGTCATGGCTGGGGCCTCCTCGTTCAGGCGTTTTCGGAATGGGTGGGGGCGTCGGAGGTCGGCGCGGTCGCGGCCGGGGGCGGGCTGCGATAGGCCAGCCGCTCGGAGGCGGGCTTCACGGGCCCGCGGATCTTGGCCATCAGGCGGCCGAGATGCGGCTCCTCGATCAGGTCGAGACGGCCGGATCGATCCTTCGCCGGGAAGTTCCAGGGGTTGATCGTCTGGCAGACGAAGGCACGGTACGGCGCGCCGGACTCGTCCTTGATCTCCGCCATCGTCAGGACTTCATCGACGATGCCCGGCAGCTCGAGGCCGGTCTTCGAGCCGTCGATCTGCGGCTGGAAGATGCGCCGATTGAAGTCGTCGAGCTTTTCGTCGAGGATCCCGACGAACCAGACGTTCTTCGCCCGCGTGTGCTGGAGATGCGTGAGCCACGCGATCATCTCGCGGCCGTGCAGGCCGTAGGCGCCGCGAATATCGGGCTTGCCGGTCTTCTCCGAGAACGCCTCGGGCTGCCCCTTGCACCATTGGAAGCAGAGCCGCCCGGCGACGGTGATCGAGTCGATGAAGACCGTGTGGTAGCGGTCGAGCGAAGCCGGATCGCCGAAGCGCTCGCACACCGCCGCGAAGTGGGCCTCGCTGTAGACCTGGTCGTCCCGCAGCGCCGGATTGGGGCCGCCGATGAAGACCGCGAAGTCGCGGCACTCGGCCCATGTGCGCGGGCGGACGCTGTCGCCGGACCATCCCTCGATGGCCAGGTCGCCCGCCTCCAGGTCGATGAACAATGTAGTGGCGGGGTCGAGCGTCCAGAGAAGGCTGGTCTTGCCGATCCCGGACTTGCCGAAGATCGTGCCCTTGACGCCGCGCGGCTCGGCGAGACGCTGGTCGGCGGAAATGATCGGGAGGGCCATCACTTGCCTCCCTTCGCCGCGATCAGGGCGTCGATCGCGACGTCGGCTCCGAGCGCGCCGGCCTTGCGGGCCTCGTCGTGGAGGGTGCGCACCGCGTCGATCTCGCGGTAGAGCGCCGATGCCCGCTCGTTTAGCCCGATGAGGGCGAAGGCCAGGTCGTCGATCGAGGCCGCCCCGACCGGCTTGACGGTCTCGTCGCGACGCTCGCCAAGGGCCGGCACCCGGATGGTCTCGGGCAGCTTGTCCAGCCCGTAATGGTGCTCGCGGAGCACCGCGAGCTTCTTCGTGATGCTCATGACGTCACCTCGGTGTTCAGGGAAAGACGGAAGCTGGGCTTGCCGGTGCGGACGGTGCGCGCGTCCTCGAAGGCGGAGCGGATGTGGCTCGGCCAGGCCGCGAACTTGCGCTCGGGCACCTTGATCGCGACATCGACGTATTCGGTGGGGTCGTCGCCCTCGGCCCGGATGCGTTCGACGAGGGCGGCGAGCTTGTCCTGATCCCAGTCGACGCGCTTTGGTAGGTCAGCGATCACGGTGACCGCGCCATCATCGAAGCGGATCGTGCCGGTATCCTTGCCGGCGGCTTGGCGCGCTGCGTGGGCGCGGTCGGCGTACTTGAGGACGACGGCGCCATCGAGCCAGTCGCAGATCGTCTTGGCGTGGCGCAGGGCGTCGGCGGCCTCGTCCTGCAGGAGGGCGAGCTGCTCGGCGGACAGAGCGGCGATGTCGCCGACAGCCATGCGACGGAGCTCATCGAGGGAGATGCGGTTGGAGATCGTCATGACCGCCCCCCTCACGCCGCAGGCTTGCTGGGGTGGTCGGCGGTGCTCGCCCGGATCTGCTCGCGCTCGTACTCCTCGACGTCTTCGAGGCGATACACGACGCGACCGCCGAGCTTGACGAAGCGCGGGCCTTCGCCTGTCCAGCGCCACCGCTCAAGCGTGCGGTGACTGATGTTCCAGCGCGCAGCCAGGTCGATCTGGTTGAGGTGTTTCGTAGCCATTTGTGTCTCCTTGGGTTCCTGTCGAAAACCTGCGGAGAGGATGGCTGCCGGGCGGGTAGGAGCCGGGAAGGAGCCAGGTAGGGCTCAGGGTAGGAATCGGGGAAAGCGGCTCAGAAATGAAAAAAGCCGCCCACCGGGCGGCCTTTCAGATGAGAGAGTTCAGGTCATCAGAGGAACATCCAACAGCGGCCATGCTCCTCGCTGATGAAATCACGCCATTCAGATCTTCCGGAGAAAGCCTTGGCCAGCGTGTTGACGCTGGTGCTGTATCCGGCGCTCTCCAGAACCTCGGCGGTCAGAAGTTCCGGGTTGCCCGATTTCCAAGCGTCATAGAGTTGCCGGATGATCGCGCGCTGTTTCGATCCAGAGAATGCATAACGTGTTCCGCGAACGGTGAGGGATGCTCCGTCGGCCGCCATGGTGATCAAGTCGTCGTTCAGCTGTGAGCCCGTCGCGACGCGGGCGGCCAATAGCTCGGGAGCGATGGCAAGACCGTTGTGATCGGCAACGTCTCGAACGGCGATGAGCGTATGACCGAGGTGCACGTCAGTCGGCAGGCGATTTCCAGCTGTGAAGCTCAGGACAACTCGCAAGCCGGGTGCCGGACGCTTGCGGGCAGCATCGATGAAACTTCTCCATATCGTCGGATCGCCGAGCCGACGGCCAATCCATACGAAACTGCGTTTGCTGCGTCCCGGTAGTCGCGCGTCGCCCACTTCCCAGAGAAGATCGGGCACGAGTTCGACTGGGTCTGATCGCGGCGACAGATCCAGCCGCTCCACCAACTGGCCGATCAGCTTGCTGAAATTGACGCGGAACGTCGCCAACTGATCACCGGGAACACTCACCCACCCAGCTGTCGGGCTGAAATACCCATATGCCCGATGTTCAGGTGACCAGATCAGATTGACGGGCTCGTCCTCGTGGTCGACGAGTGAAACGGCTGCCCGCGAGTGATCTTTCGGCTGAAGGATCCCAGCCGCCTTCAGCGCTGGCGCGACCCGCCCATAATAGCCGTCGAGGACCGAGCCGCTGATGACCGCATCCGGCGTCTCGATCACCGACAGCAATAGGTCCGCCGCCCTCCGATCAATCAACGACGACACCGCCGTCTCCGGAAAGGATGCCCCAGCGCCGGAGGTACTTCTCGCCGATCAGCTGCTCCTCTTCGGTCTGGTCCTTGAGATTGCAGCCATGCGGCATCGTGATCGTCAACGGCAGCGTCCGACCGCGCTTGGCATCGCCCTTGGGATGGAACTTGATGGAGAGTTTGGCCTGCGTCGCCACCCAACCGCCGGCCAGCGGATCATTGGCGCCGAACCGCTCCGCCGACATGCTCCAGATGGTGCGGTCGGCCTTCCGGAGACATTCCAGCGTGACGCGCTCGCCGACATTGTCGATGGGCATCAGGCGCAGCTGCTTGACCTCGACGGACTCGATCCCGTCCTCCGGATCGGTCGGAAAGTCGAAAGGATGAACCAGAACCGCGAGGTCGTAGGTGCGGAAGGGCACCTTTTCGCTCTGGAACTCGATCCCCAGCAGGTCGCGCGCCATGAAGCGGACCATCTCCTCGCGGCTCTCGCGGTCGTTGGCGACGACTTCGATGACGCCGGTCGCCGGTTCATACGTCATGGCCGCCTCGAACACGGGACGGCGGGCGCGGCGGACGAGCGTACCCGCGTCATCGAACGCCAGGAAATCATCCAGCAGGCCCTCGCGGTAGATCGCGATCTGGACAAGCTCGCAATCCTCGCCGTCGAAGGTCGGCCGGTAGCGCCCGAAGATATCGATGTGGATGTTGTTGGAAGCGAACCGTTCGCGCAGCGCCGCCTTGAAGGCATCGATGGATGCCTCGTCCCGGCGCAAATCGAGATTCGGCTCGCCGATGAACCCGTCCCAGCTCCGACCACGGCGCCGCTCATCGGTGTAACGGACCTCCTCGGCATGGCGGAACCGAACCGGTTCGTTCAGGAACATCCAGAGCGAACGCGCATGGCCATTTGCCAGATTATCGAGGACCGTGCGGTCGTCGATCACGCTGTAGAGTGCGGTCTGCCCCGCATCATCGGCCAAGGCGCTCACACGCTCGGCGTCATTGACGATGCGGGCGCGGGCTTCGTCGTCCAATTCGTCGACGGCCCGCAAGGTGACGCGGGCGACTTCCGGCTCCGGCGCCTCCCAATCGACCTCGGTCGGAAGCTCGATGCCGGTGTGGTGGAAATAGGCCTGCAGCGACGAGGCAGGCATGTTGCGGATGAAACTCGTCACTGAGGCCATGGCCGATCTCCTTAGCCCTTGATGTTGCGGGGGTCGTTCCCGTGGGAATCGGACTGGCCGATCCGACCATCCTGGTTGTGGATCTTGAACTCCGTCCCAGCGTTGCGGCTGATCTCCCGCCCACGGTCGATCGCCTCCCGCTTCGTGTCGAAGTGCCCGCTGGCGCGCTCAGCGCCGCCGCGGCGGACATCCCATCCGCCATTGGGATTGGGGACCACGTGATGGGTGCCCGAACCGTTACCTGCTTTAGCCATGACGGCCTCCTGTCCCGTGAAAGCGCGAAAGTGGGTTCGTTACTACGAACTTGTGCGCAAGATAGGTATTGCAGGTGCGGCGTGTCAAGGACTAGATGTATCGCGATAACGAACCCAACGGACAAACAGGAGAACACCCGGTGCCAACACCCTTGGGAGAGCGAGTTCGCGAGCTCAGACTGAAGCGAGGATTGACGCTGGAGGCGCTGGCCGAAAGGGTCGGATCCAGCAAGAGCTACATGTGGGAGATCGAGAACAAGGACGTCGCGCGCCCTTCCGCTGAGAAGCTTCACCAGATCGCGGCCGCCCTTGAGACGACGACTGACTATCTGATTTCCGCCGACGAAGTCACCGAAGCGGACGCGACAGACACTGCCTTTTTTCGCAAGTATCAGAAGATGAATCCGAAGAGCAAAGAGAAGCTTCGCGAGATGCTTAAGATCCTGGACGATGAGGATGAATGAGCAATAGCGGCAGAAAATCGCCCAGAAGGGCCGCGAACGATCTGACTGTGCTTCTCCGCACGGTGCTGGGAGAAGACCGGTTCCCCGTGGACGTGGAGGCGCTGGCGCTCGAAGTCTCCCGAAACCACGAAGACCCGATTACGGCAGTGAAGGGCGTCGACATCGACGGCTTCGAGGGCATGCTCCGGGCACGGCGCAAGAAGCCCGGTTGGCAGATTCTCTACAACACTCAGCCCCGCTACCGCGGACGCGAGCGCTTCACGATGGCTCACGAGTTCGGGCACTACTTGCTGCACCGGCGCCCGCTGACCGCAGCGCACTACCGTAACGGCGAGCTCTCGGACGATTTCGACTTCGAGTGCCTTCCGCTGCAAGCCAACGGCTGGAAGGACGCGGAGAAGCAGCGTGAAGAAGAGGCCGACACCTTTGCCTCCTTCCTGTTGATGCCGATCGACGACTATCGGAACCAGGTCGGCGGTCAGGAGGTAACTCGCGACCTCCTTGGCCATGTGACCAACCGGTACGGAGTTTCGCTTCTTGCGGCTGCGCGCAAGTGGATCGAATTCACCGACACCCGAGCGGCCATGGTGGTTGCGCGAGACGGATTCGCGTTGTGGGGCAGAGCGAGCACGCGCGCCTACAGAAGCGGTGTGTTCATTCAATCGGGCATGCCGATTCCCGACGGCTCCATCATGGCCATGGGGTCGGCGTCGCAGCACACCAGTTCCCAGCGCCCGGTGGCTTTGCCCGCCGGCATCTGGACATTTAGTCGGGGCTCCGAACCCGTCCGAGAACTGACCTTCTTCTCTGACCGCCTCGGCTTGGCCGTGTCGCTCCTGCAGTTCGATCCCGCCGACTACCGGGCTGAGGTCGAGGACGAAGAACCTTGGGATAGCTACGACCAGTTCACCCGCGATGATTTGAGATAACGCCCCGACAATGCTGCGGGCAGCGCCGCTCCGAGCGACTTGCACAGATGTTCACGCTGGAAAGGCCTGACGAACGGCTTCGCTCTACTTCTAATGATTCCGCCGAAACGCGATAAGTCATTGAATCTAATTGCATATCATCGTTTTGTGGCTACCGTTTCGCCAGTCATCCTCTGTTGCGAACGGTCTCATGCAAGACGCCCGATCCGGTCCGAACCCTCTGCTGCCCGCCCGTCTGTCGACGGGCGAACGCCTCGATGAACTCGCGTGCATTCTTGCCGCGGGGCTGAGGCGTATCCTGCCGGAACAGTCCAGTTCTTTATCTGCACCTGGCGAAGACAGTTCATTCGACATTCTCGCCCTCAAACGCCGTGTTGGTCGTCGCAAACCGAGCAACCGAGTTGGAGG